GCGTAAGTTTGCACTCACGCCGCACGGGCCGTTTCGTTGGATGGGTATGCCAACCTCGCGGAACTCTGCGTCATCGGAGAGCTTAACAACCATTACGGCTGTAGCGTCTTGCCCGATTGCACGGCTTTCGCGAGCTTTACCCTGCTCATTTAGTTGCGTAATGCTGATCACAAGGCAACCTAATTCGATGCCAAGTAAGCGCAGACTCCGGCTCACCTCGGCTACTTCACGCTCACGGCTGCTATCCTTGCCAAGGTCACACCTGACAAGCTGGATGTAGTCTACGAACAGGACGCCGAGTCCGTCCGGCGACTTCGCCATAGCCCGTGCAGTAGCGCAGATGTTCGCGATGTCGTACAGGTCGTCGCGCACTACCAGACGGCTGCTATTGAGCTTCTGGATGGCGCTGTGGACGCCTCTGATGTCACGCTCATGCTTAGCACCTTCAGCAAGCGCACGCAGGCTGACGTTGCCGAGCCGGGCGACGAGACGGTCGATGATCTGATTGGCTGGCATCTCAAGCGAGATGACGAGTATTCCTTTGTTCATAATAAGCGCATCTGCGTGTCAATTTTTGCCGATGCATCATACCGTCTGGTGTCTCCCTTTGGGTATGGCTCGACGGTGTACTTCAACGCACTCCGCATTTGTTTCTTTTGTTTACTGTTTCCGCAGAAGTAAATGTATCTGTGCTTTCTGGATCTTTCCTTTAAATAAAAAGCATCTCCGTACTTTTCCCGCATCCAAGCTGCTCTGTTTTCCTTTCCGCGACTTTCATCTGCAATTGTTGCCCCGTGAAGATGTTCTAAACCCTTGATTGCCCAATCTGTTCTTTTTGCCGAAAGGCCAGTGTATAAAAAGTTTGTGGCTTGATAAACGTAGCCAACATGTCCCTGTTCTAGATCAGCATAACTAACAACAATCAGTGGCTTTGGCAGCATAGATAAAGATCTTCCAACTAAAATGCTTGCAAGGTTTTTCATGCTGTTGCAACAGAGCCTGTTTAGCTCAACCACATGGCTTTCCCATACTTCCCCGCAAACTCCAGACCTTAATGATGAGCTTGCTGGAGTTCCGTAAGTGATAACACCCTGAAGTTTACTGTCTTGCCAAGCTCCAAAAGCGTAAGATATTGGACAAAGCCTTCTTGCGTAATGACGATTTAAAAGCCAAGGCTCCGCTTCAGTTGCAGAGATTTCAGTGACAACAATATCCACATTATCGTGTTCCATTCCCAGGCCTTGCAGACGTGTGCGAGTGCTGTCCCGTGTACGGCTCAAGCAGATACTTGACCTCGATAAGATCCGTCGATTGATTCTCCGGCAGAAGCATAAGCGCCTCCATCTTCGAGCCTAGCGCGTCTTTCGGGCCGACACAGACGATGTCCTGCGTCTTCTTTGGCCGTGGCAGCTCCACGTTTTGTAGCACGTTAGTGCGGCGGATAAGTACCCAGTCGCTCATGCTTTCTCCTCCCATTTGCCTAGTGCTCGCAAATATGCTTCCGCCCATTCGCGATTTGTAAGCTGCCAAAGCTTACGCCCATCCTTAAATAATTGGCACCCATACTCATCCCATATAGCCCACTGCTCGGCAGTCTGCTTTTCCCCACAAGTTTTAAATGCCATAATCTTGTGCGCCTTATCTTGTGCATCGCGACAGTTTAAAAAATCTGCCTCGACCCCAGTATATTCTCTTATTGCTGCGTTGATTTGTTCGTCAGTCATAATTACGCCTCTTCCCATCTACGTGGCAACATCACGCGCATCGTTGGTGGCCCGGGCCACACGTCTTGATCGAGACACAGCTTGTACTGCGCCAGCGTCACATCAAGCTGCTGGTTAGCAATGTCAATGAGTTCCGTGGACGCCTTCACCCACTGCGACAGATGGGGCGCTTGCATGTCCACGACGAGGAAGTAGAAGTCGATGTCCTCTTGGCCAGTAATCTGTTCAAGGCCGTAAGTATACCAGGCGGCCTGCTTGTCGTAACCAAAACCAAAGAACTTATGGTCGAATTTCGAGAAGTCGCTAGTCGTCTTTAGATCCACGATGGCTGGCCTGCCCTTAATCTCGGTGATCATGTCAGGCCTACCCTTACACTGCACACCGTCACGTTCCCAGAACATGGACGCCTCGATGATCTTCGCCGCCGTCACCATCTGAAGTAGCGGCTCCACGGCTGCACAAGCACCTTCTACACGCGCCCCTTCGTCCTCGTTGAGAATGACCTTGCCGATATTCTCTTGGCAAAAGTTCTCCCACGTCAGCTTGCCTTCCTTGGTGCGACGATCACACGCTGGAGCAATAGCGTACTCGCAGCGCCCCTCAAGTGCCAAGCTATGCACAAGCGTGCCAAGCTCCATCTCGCGAGACGGCTTCCACTCTTGACGCTCCTTCCACTTGTAGTACGCCGGGCAGACTGCGAATGAGTCGAGGCTGTGCTTCGATAAGCCGTGCATCGCACGGTACGTTGTCATCTCTAGGTTTTGTAATAGTTCTGTTTTCATATTATGGGTTGATTTCAAGCGCACCGCAGCCGACGATCTTGCCGGCTCCGTCGCGGATGAGTTTTGTTGGACTAGCCAAATCTGTCCTGTTGGGCAGTGCAGTACGCACATAGCCAGGGACGATGTACAGGATGCCCTTCACGGGGTCAGGTAGGTTGCTCACCTTGGCATCTTTACAGCACATGATAGGTACACCATCAACGTCTGCAACTTTACTCAGGTGTGAGTGTACTTTCACCGAGTAACCGCTCGGCTCGATCACGCCATACCCAGTAATATGGATATCGTGAGGTGTAAGGTTTACGAGTTTATTCATTTATTAGATTTGCAATTATGTTGAGTGCCAGCATGGTTTTGCCAGATTTGGTTTCACCACCGATGACGACGAAGTCTCCGTATCTGATTGGACAGATATTGTCTATCGCAGAGTAGCCTGTTTTTATCCGCATAGACTCGTCGTCACCTGTCTCATAGCGGTTGAGCGCATTAATAAGCAGCGCCTTAGTATCCATGACTTTTGGCGGAGCAAGTTCACGGGACAGCCCCTCGACCTTCATAACAACGTCGCTTAGAAGTTCCGGCGTCTGCCTAGTTGAGTCACCGATTGATAAAAGCGTCTCGTAAGCAACATGCTGCAAGGTGCGCCGTTTGGCCGTGTTCTTGACGATGTCTACGAGGTCGCCAATGGCTGCCGCTATAGGCATGAGTGTGTAGAGGTCGCTGAGTTGGTGAAACTCAGTGCTGGGCAGCGTCTCGCGTACCTTCTCGAATACCACACGGATCTCGGATGAAGCGTTGCGAGACTGCTGCTGCAAGATAATCTCGCACACCCGGTGACTGAGCGGGTCGAAGATGTCGCCCACCTTGAAGTTCTTCTCGCTTATGTGGTGCAGAAACACCTCGGGATGGTTCAGCGCAATTGACGCTATGCCGCGCTCGGCCTCTAGCGCAGTTGGCACCACCGTGTCAGGTGGCAACTCCACCGGCCTGCGCTTACCAGCTTTCTTGTGTGCTTCCATTGGTGGACATTAAACTATCACGCTTGAGTAAGGTTTTAATCGGTGTCCGCACCATTGACGAGGCACGGGACAGCCAGCCGTTAAGGAAGCGCCCCATGCCGCGTGGAGTCTTGCGACGCTGGGAATCAGCTTCGAGCCAAGCGTGGGCTTTGAGCAGCTCCTGCTCGACGGTCTTTTCGCCGTAGATGATGACTAGATCTTTCATCAAGCCAGGTGGCACCTGCCACTCCTTGCCGTCGATAGTTGTGTACGTCATGTTGTACATGCTCATCGTCCTGCCTGACTCGGGGTCTTTGCAGAGATCGTCGATAAGCTCGTTAACGGAAGTGTACCGCTTGCCAGACGACTCAAGTTCTTTGTTCGTAACAATGCACATGGCATCTGCCAAGTCCTGTGCAGGCTGTACCGGCGTTGACTCTGGCTGCGACTCTGGCTGTGGTTCGCTGGCGATCTTGCAGGGCTCTTCCAAAGGAACGACAAGCTCGACCTTAGTGCCGGAAGTGTATGTGATGTTAATGCTTATATTCATGTTTTTGATATTTCAACGACCTCATTAGCCAGCACACAAGGAAACGAAAAACCGACTTCTTGTCTTTTTGCCTACTGCGATTTTTTATTAACCACGCGGATGCCTTAAGCAGTTCATTCTTAAGATCCAGCTTATGTGAATACCCATCAATCAAGGCCTGCATGCGGTCATCGCATATATAGTATGTGCCATCCTTTGACTCAAATTCTATCGTTTGTAATTCTTCGTTTATCATTTTGTAAATGTGCGCGTTGTGCAGTCGCGCCCCTGCCTGGTGCAGAATTATTTGGCCAAACCTTCCATGCCATCCCTAAGTAGCTTGAAGAACAGTTCGCTGCTCATCGTCACTAGCCAAGGTGTACGGTTTTTCTTGTGAGCGACGATCCACGGCTTACCAGCACCATCGCGCTCGGCCTGCTCTGTGGCTTTGATTAGATTGAGGTTCTCAACGAACTTCACTTCTTGATGTAGTGCTGCAAGCTCCTCGCAGATCACATCCGGCGAGTCCGTCCCTCCGGCGAACTGCTGACCACGCCTTGCGGTGAAGCCAGCAGCCCGGAGTTCGTCGCGCCACATGCGCTCGCCTCTACAGCCTTTAGCCCTGCTGTTTATTGGCATCGCGTTTGGCCTGTAACCAAGCGTTAACCTCAGCCACATCAAACCGCAAGCAACGTGCGCTAATGCGGTGATGCGGGATCTTGTTCTCGCGTGCCCACTTCAGAATTGTCTGAAGCGTGACACCGCACAACGCGGAGATGTCTTTGGCTTTTACCATTTGAGATCGTCCTCCTCAAGTTCAACAGGTTCGTCCTTCTTCACCGGCTTGGTCTGCGCTGAAGGGAATGCCTTCGCAAATCCCGCACGATCTGCGGAGATAAACAAGCTGGTAGCGATAGCCTGAAGCTGTTCGGGCGTCACCTGTGCCTGACCGCCAACCCACTCGGCTGCTTTGATAGCTTCAGCCATGAGCTGCGCAGCCTGAAAGAGCGCACGCTTGGCGTCTGCTACGGTGAGCGACACTGGTGAACTTGCCTGCACAGGCTTGCGTGGGCCTGCTGCGGCTACGGCTGCACCGGCGTCGTCGATGATGGCACACTGGTCGGTAATCTTGAGTTCGTTCTCGCCGCTATGGGTCGAGTGCTTCACGCTGATGCCCTGAAGCCCCTTCTTGCCAGCCTGTGACTTGAGAGTCACCATCTGCCCCTTGAGGTCACCCATCTCATCTGGAAGCCAGAACGATGCCCGGCACTCGCCGGTGCTGTCCTGCAAGACACAGTTCTGTACGCGCCAAGGGCCAAACTTACCCTCGCCAGTTTTAGGCGGGAACGTCGCTTTGATGGTCACCCGCATTTCTCCGATGACGCTGCCATCGGCCAGATTCGCTAAGTCGCTAATTTGTGCTACTTTCATTTTTGTTGTGTTTCATCAGTGAACCATTCACCGAATGCCGAGAACCTACACGTTGGTCTACTACGCGCAACTACTTTTTTGATTTTATTTCATCGTCTTCATCCTCGTCATCGTCATCGTCCTCATCCCCACACTCTTCGATCCATGAATGCTCCAGCACGCGCTCCTTGTGCATGAGGTTGATGTGCATGTCTCGGGCGAATCGATTGCCCCAGCCAGCCTCGTAGCGGTTCGTATTGTCGGAATCTTTCTCGTCCTGCGCTTGTACGAGGATCTCGCCGCAGTCAAAGTGCTCGGACAGAATGTCCTTTGCACGCTGGATGATGGCTTGGCGTTCTTGTTCCTGAGGAGTCATATCTTGTAGTGCATTGTGTAGAAGTTTCTGCCATCGCTAAGTTTAGCGCAGAACTTTTGCCGTAAAGCCTTTTTGTGTGCAAGAATACTCTTTGCCGCTGTGCGTCCAACGCCAAGACGCTCTGCCACTTGGTTAAGCGTGTACCACCCTGGTGGCGCAAACTCCATCTTCATGTTGCTGGCAAGTTGACTTAGCCAGTCAACCTCTACACCGGCAGCTTGAAGCTTCCGTCCTTTAGTTCTTTTGTCAGCCATACAATTGTCTCGTTGTCAGTATATTCACCCCACGCCCAGCCTCTGCTCCAAGCGGTGGTTGCAATTCTATTCTCCGCATAGCCAGCCATTTCGGGATCTCCCAGCCACCCAACAGAGTAGCCAGTCACCCCTTTAATGCGCCGACCTTCAGCGATTTGTACACGGTGGATGTGCCCCATGACAAGCTTGGTGTACTTGCCGTGACACATACGCTCGGCGGAATCACGCAAGGCGTTCTCGCTGTGCAAGTATCCATGCTGGAAGAGCGCGTCACCTAAGCCAACAAAGCCGGTCTTGAGCTTGTAGTCGTAGACCTTGCACTTGATGGCCTTGGCTCGGTCGTGAATCTGGTGATACACACGAGTCGCCAGTGCCGAGATGATCGCTTTAGGATGGCTCATCAGCGTGACAAGCCGAGCTTCATGGTTGCCAAGCAGGTAGTGCTGTGGTCTCAGCGCCGAGATAAATGCTAGGCCATCGTTTAGATCGGCCTCGGGATCTACGGTAGCGTCGTGACTATCAGCAGTGATAGCACCACTACGCAGGCACGTCATGTCGATGGCATCGCCAAGATGCAGCACCGTGTCCGGCTTCCATCGGTCACGGAAACGGAGCACTTCCTTGAGTACAGCCTGATCGGCCATGAAGCCGTGGCTGCATGATACTGCAAGGAAGCGTTTCCACTTCCGTGTTATGTTCGCCATAGGCTATTTGCGCTTGGCAGCAGCAGCTTTCTTTGCAGCCTCACGTTGGACGCTGTACGCGATAGCGACGGCCTGCTTCTGTGGCTTCCCAGCACCGATCTCGCGCTTAAGGTTTTCGGTGAAAGCTTTCTCGGATGCTGATTTCTTTAGTGGCATAGTGTTATTTAGATCCAAATGCTTTTCGGACTGCTGCTCGTTTAGCTTCTATTCCAGAAGTATATACGCCTTCAAGTTGCTTTCTGTCGTTGTAAAGCCTGAAGTTGTTTTTGCCAGTCTCCACAATCCTGTAGCCAGTGAAGTTGTCAGTTGTGACGTTTCCACTCGGCAACTGCTGCTCATTAGAATTGATCTCGTTGAACGGTAGGCTCGCACCAGATTGCGGGTACACACGCAACCAGGACTTAATGCGAGGCAGCGACTGTTGGTTCAAGGGGCGCAGTAGCTCGATGGCAGCTTGCGGGTCGATCATCGCGTTAACAAGCATACCCTGGGCTTTCTTTGCGACATCACCGCGCCACATGCCGCGAAACAGGTCTGTCATGCCAGACATCGGCCCGGTTAACTTCTTAATGTCAGCGGGAACAACTGCTCCAGCAAGCCTGCCAAGTACACCAAGCGTGGATTCAGCCAAGCTAACATCGAGGTCGCCTGCGAGCATTTGGTTGAGACTTGTGACTGATTGGCCACCGGCAGCACGTTTACGGCGAGCATACAGCTCAATCTGCCTGCGAGCTTTGTCTAAGGCTTGAAGCTCTTGTGACCCTTGTCCAAACAACACTTCAATTGCCGATCTTTGCGCTCCTTCGCCAAGGTACTTGTTAAGCTTATCAAACGAAAGCGAAAGGTCTGCCTTAGAGATGGGCTTGATGACGTTTTCTGTTGACGCCACTTCACCAGTCCTACGCAGCACCGTATTGAGGTAGTTCTTAAGAGCGTTCTTAAGTCCTTCGATTGCATCTCCGCTTGGATCTTGCGCTGCTCTAGCAACTAGCTCTTCCATGTAGACTACAGCGTTGTCGCTGTTAAGCACCTTGCCTATCGCTGACTCTGGAGCTGCGCCAATGTACTGAGCAGCCTGACTAGCCTGCACGGCCTTCTTCTCGTCTTGAAATCTTACTTGAGCATCTGCCTTGGCCTCGCCCTTTACCCTTAACGATTCAGCTCTTGCTTCCTTGATGTCTTCAACCGCAAGCTTCTTTGTTTCGATTGACTTTTCCTTTGCCTTGGAAAGCTTAAGCTCTGCAACAGACTTTTGCTTTTCGGCTGCGGTTAAAGCAGCTAGTTCTGGAGCAATCTTTGCTTCGTAAACCTCTGGGAAAACATCGAGTAACGTCCTGCCGCTTTTGCCGTTTACCCAGTTTTGAATTGCCTTTGCGGATGGATTTGCCCGCACAGAATCAAGCATCTGTCCGTATATCCAATCTCCAACTGACTTGACTACTTCTGGTCGTTTTTCAGCATTTGCTGCCAATCTAAGTTGTCGAAGACCTTCATCTGAAGTGGCGTAAGCTTCAATTGTTTGAGATGGATACACGCCGCCTTTGAGCACTCGTCCTGAAACGTCGTTAAGGTATTTGTCTGCATGAATTTTATAGTTTGCAATTGCAGACTTTAAATCAACGGACAAATTCCCAAGTTCATTTAGGTCTAGTTCAATGCCCTGTTTAACATCGTTAAGCAGCCTTGCTGTATTACTGTTTCCTCCCGGCCCACTTTGTTCAGAAATGGCCCCAGAAAAAGATTGCAGTACATTAATTAACTCAGAAGCTGGCTTTTCTTGTCCTTTGTATGTAGTAAAAAAGTCCTTAATTTTTGGCGGCAGTGAATCCATTTCTGGAATTTCACCTTTAACCTTGGCAGCCGCTTCACGTCCTTTTTCAAATGTTGTAATTAATCCGCCTGTTTCCAGTTGTTGGTATAAAGACTTTGCATACTCTTTTGACTCTTGAAATTCTGAGTTGAGAGCATTACGAACAACCTTATTAACCTCTGTCTGCGCTCCTCTGCGAGATGAAATGTCCGCTTCAGCGGCGTTTAGTGCATTAGCTATGATTGCGTTTGCTGATTCAGCAGTGCGCACACCCTGCTCAACCAGCCTTACTTCCTCTATCGCCTTCTCCTGTGCTTGACGCAAGATGTTTGCTGAATTGACATCGCCCTGTTTTATCAAGCCATCAAAGGCATCTTGCGCACTAGTAAGTAACTTTTGATTTTGTTCCGTAAAAATCTCCTGTGTCCTTGCTGGAGATACAACAGACGGCTCAAGCGTAACGTCAACCTTCTTGGCTAAAGCTTCTGCGCTGGCTTGGTCGATGTTTCTAAGCGTATCCTCGCGGTTGCGCAGAGCCTGCTGAAGGCCAAGGAATCCCTCGTCGCCCACAACGTCGCCACTTAATGGACGCACACCTTCGCCTGTGACTTCACCGGCTGCGGCAAGCTTGGCGACAGCAGCATCCTTGTCGCTGACAAACCTGTCCATGACATTGCCAGCAGCTTGGCGAGCAGCGATTTCCTGCCTAGCCTTTGGATCAAACAACCTTTGGCCAAGCTTGGTGGGCTCAAGCACAGCGCCGGTAAGCGTGTCGAAAGCCAAGCGTTCAAGGTCAGGCAACTCACCTCGGACTGCACTGCCAGCAATAGACATGCCTGCACCTACGCCTGCGCCTATACCTGCGCTTTTGGCTAGTGCTTTACCGACTTGAATGTCACCAGCCAGTGTTGCGCCTATCTTTGACACAGGAACCTTTGCCACCATGAACTGAGGCACAACTTCACCTGCAAGTCTTGAGTAGCGAGTTCCTGCCGATGCATTGTCAAAGTTAGCTTGAGCGCGCTCCTCAGCCGACATTGGCATCATGCTTTCTTGCAAAGCTGAGCCAGCAGCAGATCCTGCCATGCCGCCTGCAATCGTTCCTGCCAATGGGACAGGAGCCATCGAGCCTAGTGCCCCGCCTCCAATTGCGCCTAGCGTTGGGATGATTGCCCGTGTTGCGCCCCGGTATGCAGCGCCAAGTGCGCTAGGCTGCATCTCCTGCTTGTAAACATTCCATGCTTGAGCAAATTCAGGGTCTGTGTCTGGAGATGGCGTGAAGGTAGGCGAAAGCAAGCCCTCGGAGACGGCAGTGTCAAATATCTCCTTTGGCGTCTCTCCAAAGCCAGCAAGGTTAGTAACGCCAGTTGCCTTGGCAAACCCAGCCTGAAAGCCAGACTTAGGCATAGCAGCCTCTCGCTCGGCCTCAAAGTCACCAAGCAGCGAGATTAACTGTGCGTCACTTAACTGCGAAATGTCAGCCATATTACTTAGTCTTAAGAAGTCCCCTGCGTTCAGCTTCTCTGATCAAATCTTCCCTGCTAGATCCAACCGGGTTCTTTCTGCTGATCACCTGCATCTGCATTGCAGGATTGTATGCCTTTAATTTGTCAGCATTAAATCCAATTGTGTCTGCAATCTCAGGGCTTGTCCGTTTAGCATAATTATTATAATCAGAAATTGATCTTCTGATCATTACATCATGCATGTCTTGAACTTGCTTTTTGTAAAGCTCAATTCCTTTTTTAAAGCCCTGTTCGCCCAAAAACACATCTTGTCCAGACTCCAACATGCCCTTCACATTAAACCACGATGATTTTAAACTTGGAAGAACACGTTGAGCTTCACCTTCTGATAAAGCATCTGGATTACCGCTGACCATTTCGTTGTAAGCTTTACCTTGAGACGAAAGCTCTCTTGCAAAATTTGCCAAATATTCCTTTTGTTTACTGGGGTTTTTGGGCATTGACGCAAATGTGCTATCAATTAAATTAACAATTGACCTTGCATCTGATGTTGTTTTTGATCTGCGCTCTGCAAGTTTTGAAAGCTCTTTTCCGCTTTCTAGCAAAATTGGATTTTTAGCCAAAAACTCATTAGTGCTTGGCGTCTCTTTTGGTATGAAGTCGATCTCACTTTCTAGCGATTTGCGCAGGTCATCGCGCATGTCTTTTGGCGCAGACAGCACAATCGAGTTAATCTGAGATGTGAGCATCCTTCTGGCGTCTTGCGCCTTTGCTGCCTTCCCAGCAAACTCGTCGAAGGGGAACGACATGGGTGCAGTCTGCTGCTGTGGCTGTGCAGGTGTAGGCTCCATGCTCAACACGGACACAGTGCCAGGGCCACCGGCAGGCTGTTCTTGCGGTGGAGTCTGCTGAAGGAACTGCGTGTCAGACGCCATCTGCCGCGCCTGTTTGGATGGCTTTTCTGGAAAAAGCTCTAGAAAGTAATCAGATAGTGATGCCATACGTTGTTGGACTACTGTGAAAACATGCCTCTGAATGACCCTAGGCTTGATCTAAATTCATCGATCTTGGAATTTACGCCTTTGTATCTTTCCTGTTCGGCTAAACGCTGTCTCCTCTGCTCCTCAAGCTGCGCATACTGTGGGCCAACGCCAACCATCGCACGATTCATAGCTCCGGCTTGTTCCGCCTCAAGCTGCTGCATCTTGTAGTACTGCCCAATAGCCGGAGGCACAATCGTGTTGAAGAACATGTTCTTCTCCGATGGCTTCATGTCAGCAGTCTGCGCAAGGAATTGGCTGGCTTGTTCCTTTGCAGTAATCACCCCTTCTGGCCCTTGCTTGTCTTGAAAGAACATGTTTTGAACCAAAGGATTCTTGAATAGGTTCTCGTAAGACTTATTCTGCGACTCAATCTGTTTTTGTTGTTGGGTGTAGCCAGCATACGCACCAACCGCAGCTTGAATGCCCTTGCCAATGCTTTCACCCATTGCAGCCATCCCCTGCCCATGCATTCTGCCAACATTAGCGTAGGCGTCAGCAATGCCAGCGCCCATTTGGCTCATTGCCTGAGGTGCTGGAGTATTAAAGAGTTCACGAGGTTTTGCCATAAGACTTACCTTTTAAAAGCTGATATCGGTTGGTTACTTGGATGGCTTCTGCGCCTGAAGTTATTGCGTTAAACCAATTTCTAGCATTTTGCTTGACTGCTTCTTTAAATGCAAACGAATTCCACGTTTCATCCGTAACGTCATTCTTTTCTTGCCATGCCACAGCAGCCTTTTCCGAGTCAATCCCTAGATTAGCCCACATGCGGCTGGAGCAGGCATCAACCTGCTCTTGGGAGGCTCTTATGCCAAGGATAGAAGCAAACTCAGCCAAAAGCCAAGAATCAGTCGCTTCCTCTCGAAACGTGGCCGTCTCCCAAAGCCGTTTGCCATCCTTGCCGGTAATGTCCGTTGCCAATAACGCAGTCATAAATATGCTACGGTCTGACTTCTCGTAAGACTTGCCTTCACCAAGGGTTTTAGCCGCCTGAATAGCCGCCCTTGCGTCGATAGCCTTTTGATCAACATAATGCTCCTTAAGAAGATCGGCCTTTACGCCAATGATCGATTTAATCTTTTGCCAGCTTCTTTCCATGTAGAAGATGTCACTACACGTTTTGATTATAGCCGGATCTTCGTTTAAAGCCTGAACAGTAGCCCGGATGTTTACCAAAGGAACAGACAACGGAACATATCCATCTTCGGCACAAGAATGAGCCAAGGCAACTTCTGAATCATCCAAACAAGTGTAGTTTTCATACCATTTTGCAATTACACCAACA